GTGAAAGCACCTGAGTTGTTCGACATTGACGCGTTCGACTTTGCTTCATTGTGTCATTTAGATAAACACAACATCACTTGGATTGACGGAAAGAGCAAACTGAATATCGGTAAACTTTCAATCTTTCACGGACACGAGTTTGGCAAGCAATTCCTTCCGTCTGTTAACGTAGCGCGTGGGTTGTTTATGAAGACGAAGGTGTCCGCGCTTTGCGGACATCATCACCAGACAGCAGAACACAACGAGAGGGACGCTAACGGCAAGTTTATTACTTGTTGGGGTGTTGGTTGCTTAAGTGAATTATCTCCTGACTACAATCCTTATTCGAAGTATAATCACGGCTTCGCTATCGTTGAGAAAGGAACGAACGGAAATTATAGCGTTAAGAATTTAAGAATACACGAAGGTCAGATATTATGAGAAGGAATATACTTGCGGCATTACTACTATTTATTGGAACATCATTACTTTGGTTAGTGTTGTGTTGGAACTTATGGGGACGACCTGTTGCAAATAATACAACAACTGAAATTCAAAAGCAAGATAGCATTATAAACTACAACGCTGGCGAATACGACCGACTACTTACAGAACAGATTGAACTTTACAAACAACTTCGAACCTATGAAGATGCTCAACTTACAGCCAAAACCACCTATAAAAGAACTGTTTCTTCTGTTATTATTCGAGATACTATTACTATTGTTGATGTTATCCGTTTGGTGAACTCTTGCGATAGCGTTATCGCTTCCGATTCGCTTGTTATTGACAATCTCAAAGGACAATTGAACATTGAAGGTGAAAAGATAAACAACTTACAAGAAGTCGTTGAGGCTTATGAACAGAAGGAAGACATATTGACCGAAGAAATTAACACTTTAGCTGCTGATAAAAAGAAATTAGAGAAACAAAAAAAGCGCAGAAACCACGCTTTGATTGTAACAACTACGGTAGCAGTTCTTTCTACTTTTGTTCTGTCAATTTTACTTTAGATTCAGGAATGTAAAACTTCATTGAGAACTGGATAGCTTCGCTTAAAAATATATTGCGACTATTCTCACCTCTCTTTTCGTCTATCTCGTCCCACAGGTCTTTGTGTAAGTACACGCAGATACCTTTCTTAGTTTTGCTCTGCGCCATCTTCTTTTGTTTTAGTCATCATTGAACCTATCATAAGCGCAAGATAAATTTTCTCTTTCGCGTTTAAGTCTTTTCGTTGTGAAAGCTCCAGAAGGATGTCTCCGAGAATCTTTCCCTGTTGAAAGTAGGTTGCAATTGAATTGACGATTTCGCGCTCACGATCGTATGTCATTTTGAGCGTTTCGTAAAGGGGTGTTTGTTTCATATTATTATTTTTTCTATTTCTTCTTTTACTTTTTCCCAATAATCATAGCTAAAATCTTCTCCGCAACAAATAGCAATAGACCAAGATTCAAATTCAGTTAAATAAAAATCTACTGCAATTAAAGCGCATTGTTTTGCGTCTTCCCTTGCTTCGTCGTCGTATAACAAACCTGCTCGCAAATAAATGCAATACCTGTTGAACAGTTCTTCCGCTTTCTCTTTTGGTGTCATTTTGTAAATGTATGCTAAATTATTTTATCCTACAACATATTGTCCATAAGAAGGATTAAGTTCGAAATACATTCGCATCATGATTGCGTCGGCAACGTCAGGCGAAATACCTTCGCGGTTCTTGATTACGTCCTTCGGAGTGACCATAAGTTTACCGTCCACGTCAGCGCGGTGTCGTTTAATCATTTCGAGCTCACGAATAATTTGTTCTTTGCGTGTGCTGGATAAAATAGTGACCTTGTTTTCTTCAACGTACTGAGCCAACTTGTAGTAACATTCGCTTTTGAGATTTTGGTATTGTGGGTGTTTGGGTTTAGATCCGTTGACAAACCCTCGACATTTCAAGAAGTCAACGACACCACCACCAACTCCGTCTTCGTCGCACACTACGTCTTGCAATAAAATTGAGTGTTGTTGACAGGTTAAACGAACTTTGTTCACGACTTCGTCTAACGCTGCTCTATTCATTTCAATTACATCAATGATAGTTAGACCTTCCCAAACGCAGATAATCGTTCTATCCTTCCCGAAACGCGCAATGTCGGCTGTGATATACTTCTTCCCTTCATTGATTACTTCGTTCCTAAACATTCGAAGTAAGTTCTCCGTTTGAAAGAGTTTGTCGCTGTCGTCGTCGAACTCCCAGTTGCCTTCGAGCAGACGTTTGCGGTCGTATTCTGGAAGTCTTCGTAACGATTCAATATAAGCAACAGGAAGGAAGGGATTGTCCTGTGGTAACGCTTGAACAAATGCGCGATGTGAAGGCAATTCGTTGCGGTTGTTCTTCATGTAGAACTCATTGTACAACCATCCCTTCGCAGGATTGCATGACAAGAAACCTTTGGGAATTAACCCAAACTCGTTCAACTTAAATCGGCATCTGGAGTGAACAATGCTGACCGCCTTTTCAGTTACTTCGGAACACTCGTCAATAAAGTAATCTGTGATTTCTAACGATCCAAGTGAGTTGAAATTTACATCGGACGGATAAGCGAATAAATCTTTCAAAACAATTTCGCTTCCGTTAAAGAATTTTATTACGTTGGATTGTCCGTTAAACGTGTAGTGTTTATTCGCTATCAATCCAAATTCTTCAGCGGTTTCAAAGAACGTGTTTAACGTCGTCTTTTTCAACGTATCTAATTTGCTACGTCCAATAAGAGAACGCGTACCTGCGTACTTCAAACGACGCTGTATCTGCCACATACAACCGAACTTCGTCTTACCACCCCCTGCCGCGCCTCCGTATAACAACTGTTCAACGATGCTGTCGGTGTTCAAATAGTTTAACGCTTCAATCTGACGCGGTAGGTATTCGGGTTTGTATGGATTCAAAATAGAGATAATTGATTTTCAACCACAGGACAAAGTTCGTCTTGAAGTATTTGAATTATACTGTCGTATTTCTTTAAGTCATTGTTTTGCTTCACTTGATGCAGAAGCAATTCAAGACCAGCATTGAACGCTTCGCTTTTGGTTTCGTAAACGCAATGTTTAGCGTGGTAAAGTAAAGGCTGCGACCAACCTTGATCCTTGCCTTGAAACCTAATTGAATAACTCCAATTTCCGTTCTGAACAATAGCGGTGTTCACCTGCGCTTCATAGCCCTTAATACATTTGAATGTCTTCAAGATAGGATTCTCGCAAACACCTTGTTCGTTAAATGTGAACTGGCTCATTGCTTCGACAAGTATAATTTGTACAACTCACGCATACCTTCAAAGCGAATCGATTCTTTCAATAACATTCTTTTCCTGTCGCTCATTCGCTCAACCATTGATTGAACGAGCTGTTGTTCGAAGTAGATGTTCTTCTTCGCGTTTGCTTTGCACAACCTGTATTCTTCTTCGGTGAAGGTGTCAGCGTTTATCTGTTTACTTTCTTCGAGCCAACGCATAAGCGACACCGCACGAATCTCAATGACCGTATATTTTCCTTTCTTGAAGTTGTGCAAGTCTTCTGCAAACATTCTTCTCCAGCTATCGTCGTTTACCGCCATTTCTTTTTCTTTTAGTTGTTTAGATTCTTCCTCTTTTGATTCCGCAATTTCACGTTGTATTTGTAGATTCGCCTTGTCCCTGTGTGGTTTGTAGTGAGTCAACACGTCGCCAATAAACGACACGCTTAACGCTCCGAAGTGTTCGCATTTCTTTGATAGTTCATTCGCTGCGTTCAATTCGAAGGCGAGGTTGAAGTGTTCGAACGTAACCCAACGAAAGTGCTTGCCTATGAACTCATGCAACATTTGCAACAGTTGCGCTTCTGGTAACGCGATGCCGTACATAGCGCACACCTTCGAGCATAACTTAACGAACGCAGGTAGTTCGTAATCGGCAACAAACGCGCTTTCACGCTCTGCACGATCAACCCTTTGTGTAGTTGTGAGCGTCGTTGTAGATGCGTTGCGCAGCATCGGAGTCGAATTTTCCATTTTTGATTTTAGTTTGTTGGTTTGTTTGAGTTGCAAATTTAGTTAAGTCCCACGTCCGAACGGCAGCCTTCCAGTCTTTCATTTGATTGCGTCCGACCTTCCAACCGTTTGCTTCGTAGTGCGCGTGGAATTTCTCGGTAAACTTCAGCGCGTCGTCGTTGCTTAGTTTTTCGCAAGCGTAGTCGTAGATTTCAACAACTGTTGGTTTCTTGAATGGCGACTTCTTTTCTTTTGCTATTAGCGTTGGAGCGGTTGGAACGGACAAGCGAATAAGTATGTCGTTTATCTTTTGTTCTTGCTCTTGCATTGCTGCTTCTAGCTGAACGATTCGATATTTTAGTTGTAGTATTAGCATCATTTTGTTCCTCCGTAAGTTTCGTTGTAAAAATCTTCAAATTGAATTTCAAATATTTTTCTTAATTTTTCATTAGTAGTAACATTATCTAAAGCAGCTTCTTTCATCTGCTCCTTTTCCATTTGCTTGGCTTGGATAAAGTCACCTTCCATTAAATTGATATTGTGCTTGTATCGATATTCCAACCATTCAACCGCAGTTTGTTTCTTTTCCATAGTTATTTAGTTTTTAGTTAGTCCCATCCTTCGCCTTTTGCGTCGTCGTCTGCGTCGTCCCATTCTTGACAGTCAAAACAGACTTTGATTTCTCCTTCGTCATCTACAAATTCGTAGGCGGTGTCCCAATCTTCAAGCTGTTGGTCACGTAAGATTTCATCAACTCGCTCTCCGAGTTCTTTGCTTTCGCAGTTTGGACAGAATGTCAATTCACTTTTCATAGTTTTAGTTATTTGATTTTAGATTTTCTTTTTGCGCTGAGTGTCTTTTGATGCTCAACGTGTTCGACAAATTTAGTAAAAAAACTCATAGGTTTAGCATAACCCATTTCATTTAGTATAAAACAAATGCGTTCAACGTTAGCTCGGTAGTATTTGTCCCACTCAACCTGAGCAGATACCTGCTTGATTCCGTGTAGGATTGTCGCGTGGTCTTTCTTATAACGGTCACCTACGTTTTGAAGTGAAAGAACGTAACAAGGACGAATGATAAAGAATATAATTTGTCGTGCGGTTACTATCTCACGTTTCCTTGTTGTCTTATACAATGCCTGTGAAGGAACTCCCAAGACTGAACACGTCACATCTTCCAGAGCCGACCAAAACATATCTCGTTCGTTTTCCATTTGCTTTTGCATTTCAATTTGTTCACTCGTTAATCTTTCGTAGCGTGGAGTAATCATCGTCCACAATAACTCGAAGCGTTCCATGTGTCTGAATGGTATCATGTCAAGCACTTCGTTTCTTATCTGTTCGTTAGTCATTTTCTTCGTTGATTAGTTTGGTAGGTGTAAAGGTGCTGAATACTTCTTCGCGTGACAATCCTGTGTGAAGGCAAATGTTGTTGAAGTCTTTTATTCTCATTCGCTCGGGGTGTGTGACGTAAAGACGTGCCGTTGGATCGCTGATTCTCAACGCTGCTTTAAATTTTGTCAACGTCTTGAAGTTTATTTTTACAAGGCGACCGAATGGCGTTGAATAGATTTGTTTGTTCATAGTTTAAAAAGTGATTTTACCACGCGTTGAATGAAGGACAGTTGTATTTTTTTTCGAACTGGTATTGTTGTCTTTTGTTTTGGTTCTTTTGCCTGATTGAAAAGCGTTGCTTGTTTTACGAATTTGGTATAAGACCTTTTCTTTTCAATAGATTGCTTTTCGTACTTTAAGTAGTTCATTTTGTTGTATTCGTTTTTAGCTTTAACAAACAATTCATAACGATCTGCTCGGATACGCTCAACGGCTTTATACGTTCCGTTTTTTTCTTTCCAGTATAAGCCCGATTTTTTTAGTGGTCTAACATAACCGCTACAAGCGTTCATTTGTGTCAATGCGTGGTGAGGTTTTATTCCTTCATTTACTAATTTGCAAAATTCACGAACTCTTGCAATGTTAAATTCTTTTCTTGTTTTCATTTTCTTAATAGTGGTTTGATTAGTTGCGCTTTCTTCTTGTTGTCTTTGTCATTTGTTCCGCGTAGTTCTGGATTGTATTGCTTAACAAGTCGTGCGATGCGTGTGATGTTGTCCGCGCTGACGTACTTGCCGCTTTCGTACATAGCAAAGAAGTTGCTTGTAATGTCTTTGCGTTCGTCGAACTGTTGTTCCCAAACTTTCACGCAAAGTGCTTTGTTATTGTTGCGGAGAAATTTGTACTTCTTCAGTAGTTTCTCAACGCGGTTTTCAAGTGTTACTAATTTTTTCATTTTGTTGGTTTTAATTTATTAAGTTAAAATTAGAGAGGGTATATTTCAACCCTCTCGTATTATTTAGAATGGCATATCGTCTGTTTCGTCAGTAGAAACTAAACCGCTTTTTTCAAGCATTTGTTTCGCCTTGTTCATTTGGTCAGCAGCTTTGTCAAGTCGTTGGCTAAATTCAGCAGACGAACTCACCTTGTTCTGCAACCACTCTGGTAACATCTTGAATCGAAGGTCGAAGTCTTCGCTGTCGTAGTCTAAAA